CTACTTTGCGTTCATTGCTTTTGTCATTTGAGTAATAACTCTTTTCATGTCACTCTTTGGAATTTGAATATGTTTACCTTTACCTCTTCCATAGTTGATTTGAAAAGTTGGTCCAGATTTTCCAGCGAATCTATCAATTTGAAATCCAACTCTGTCATCCGTAAACATGTTAGTAGCTTCTTCGATCGGCTCAAGATCTTCTTGCATTTTTTCACTGTAAGTTTTTTCTTTTACTTCATCAATCGCTTGTTTCAAGCTTGTAAAACTAAATGGTGTCATCTCATACTCCCTACTTTTTTACGAGTACCTATCGCACCGGTGTCGCCTTTATCCATCATGCCTTTCATACCGGCTGCTGGATCTGCTTTACCATGATAACCTTGAGCATACCCTGGTTTTAATTTTTTAACTTTACCGCCTTTGGCTTTGAAAGCATCGATCGCTTTTTGATGTGCTGCTTTCTCTGCATCTGACATCGCTTCTTTTTTCTGTGCATAATAACCTTTACCAGTTGCTATTCTTTGAGCCGCTCTATCGATACCAACAACTCTCTTTACGGCTTTACGCTCTGGACCACTTTTATATTTTTGATCTGGATGTGTACCACCTAGTCTATCAATCGCATCTGCTGAGCCTTGTCTTTTACCTAAATGATAAGTATCTCTTGAAGCTTTACTTATATAATTTGCTGCAGTTCTTTTTGATATCTCTTGTACTTTTGCTTCACCTACTGATTCATTCTTTTTCTTTTTCTTACCTCTTTCAGCCATCGATGCGTGTGCTGCTTTTTGTTGAGCGTAAGATACGTAGGCTTCTTTCTTATCTTTCTTTTTCTTACCCTTACCACTCAAGTCTGAATCAGCGCCATAATAAGTACCTTTACCTTTTGTGATGTAAGAATTGACTCGAGCCATTCCCCATTGTTGTGGTGTGGTACCCGGTCTGTGTCCTGTTCTCCAAGCTGCCATGCCTCGATTGTATACTTTCTTTAACGTACCGTAAGATATACCAGACTTAGCTGCTTTTTTCTTTAAGCCTTCATTTTCAAGTAACTCTTCGAAAGCCTCTTCATAAGTTGAAAATCTAAGCATTTGCTGTACTCCTGTTTTTAATTTTTCTAATCTTGGCACGATCTAACATTCTAGCATGTTTCATTTTATCGACCATTTTTTCACGTTCTATTTTCTTTTTGGCTACTGCCACTGCATCCTCTCCAAACATTTTTCTATATTTAAGAGTATGCTTACTTGGTTTTGTTTTAGCACCTTTATCTCCGGGAGCTTTCTTATAAGCTGCTGGATTATCGTCATCCATCTTTGCATGCTTTTTAAAATGTGCGAGTCTTTTAGTCTTAGTAGTCTTTGCTACTCCCTTATAATAAGGTGCCGGTTGTGTTCCTTTTTTATCTTTAATATCTGGATCTTGCCTTACTCTGTCTTTAAAATCTTTTTCAAATAACTCGATGTCTGTAAGCCATTTACGATATAGCTTTCCTCCAGACTCTATGATAACATAATTAGTTCCAAGACTGGCAACACTAGCGAGTTCGTCACTGCCCAACACAGTAACATGATCACCAATATTAAACAGGTTTCCTTTAACATATGCCTCTCTTTTCTCAGAGACAGGCTCGAAATGTAACTTGTTAAAATAATCTTTTTGTTCTTTTAGTCCCATACCTTTTCTTACTTCATTATATACTTTCTTTGCGTCTGCGTTTGAAACATTCCGTGGCAGCCCCTGTGAGAATTGTGTAAAGTTTCCTTCGTTTGCTAATTGTCTCAACTTAGATGCTGACATTCCACTAATATCGTCTGCATCGGGGTCTCTGTCTCCGGCTGAAATTACGTTGATTTTATTAAAGTTATATAAACCATGACGGCTTTTAACTCCATTATATTTTTTTAATAATGTGTTGAATTCGTTTATTCTGTCTGATCCAACAACCATTGTTATATTCTTAAATCCATCTTTATACATTTCAGTCACCGCGTCAAAGACACTCTTTACTTTCTTGTCAAGCATTACGTTTCTTGCGTGCTTTGGAAAGAACTTACGAACTGTCTTGACTTTGTATTTAAAGTCCAATGGATTCTTCTTTTTGTCTGTTGATTGTGATAAGTAAACTCTATAAGGGTTCTTACCAGATTTTTTTGCCAACTCGTTCATTAACTTTTCATGACCAGTTGTAGGAGGATTCATACGACCGAAAGTAAAGTATACGGTCTTTTCTTCCTCTATCAAATAATGTTTAAATGAACTTATCATTAACCTTTCTTTCTCTGAACCTCAGCTTTTCTTACATCCTTAAATATTCTCTTAGCGACTCTTTTAATTCTTTGTTGCAATGCTGGTTTAGCAAGTCTTTTTTCAATCTCTTGCTTTCTTGCAAAGGTCAACTCTTTCTTAGGAATACCTCTGGTAAGTTTCTTAGCAATCTGATTTCTCGCCTGTCTCATTGCTCTTTTTTCGATAGTCTTTTTATTAGCCATTTTTTTCATGGCTCGTTTTCTACCGATCTTGATTCTTGCTTTCATACGTTTCATAAGTCGAGAACGTTTCATTCTTTGTGCTAAGTTTAAAGCTTCATCAACATCTACTTCTTCTTTCTTAGCTTTTTCAGCTTCTTTTGCTTTCTTCTTTGCGATGTTGGCTGGATGCAATGGATGCTTAATACCATAAGGTGATTCTGGATTTGGATCTGGTTTCTTAGGTCTGCCTCTTAAATCCATAGGATCAACCATTTCTTTATGAATATCCATTCTAGTTCCTGACGGAGTCTTGACATAATTTTTAACTTTATAACCGTGTTTCTTTGCAAAGTCTTGTCCGTCTTTCTCTTTATGGTAACTCTTCATATGTAAGTGTAAATGTTTATCACCTGGTTTTTTAATCATACTTGGAATTTTTTTGACACTCATACTTCCATCTGAGTGTGTTTGAGCATCACGATGCGCGTCATCATGATTGATAGCTTCAAATAAAGTTGCTCCAACACCATAGAAAAACACCTTTTTTGCTCTTGCCTTAGACATCACATCAAGAACCATTTTTTGTATATTTTTTCTTCTTCCTATATAAAAAGGAACTTGTATTCCACGACTATTAGGTTCACTATATTGCGTTACATCAAACTTAGAAAATTTCAACTTGTTCTTTTCATCTTTTGTTAAACCTTTTGGTACTGGAATTTGCAGTTTTTCATTAGGGTCTTTTTTTTCATCTAGTTCAACTTCTTCTCTTGGATACATTTTAAATACTTTAGCTCTTGCTTTGTCTAAATACTTTTTCTTATTCATCATGTAGTCTCTTGGATTCTTTGCAAGAGTTTTAGCGTGTTTGATTATGTCTGTAGGCTTGGTAGGTTTAAGAACTGAAGCTTCAGTTTGTTCTACTTTTTTTGCTTTAGGCATTGACTTTACAGAACCTCTGTGTGTTAATTTAATATCACCTTTGACGCCTTTCTTTCTTAACTGCGCCATTGCAGATTGAGGATCTTTGGCATGAACATTTCCGCCCATAGTCTTATGACCGATTCTAAAAACTTGCATTTGTTCTTTCTTAATAACTTCCTTATCAGTCTTGACCATTCTAATACCGACTTTACCATCTGGCTTTAAATATTTTTCTGGTTTTCTATCAGCACTTTGCACCGCATCATTCATCTTTGCAAATGCTGCCTTACGATTAGCGTCAGTCTTAAACCCAGCGTTTATATCGTCTTTGGCTGTCGCGGCAGCTTTCTTACGCATGAATTTACTTACGCCTTTTTTACCTTTAACCGGCACTTTTAAATTAGGAAGTTTTTTATCCGACTTCATAGATAGTTCGTTGACTAAGTCGAAAAAAGATTTCATTTGGGGCATCAGTTCCTCCCTGGTTTATCCCATCCCTTTATAATTTCTGGTGAAAAGTTTGCGTATGAAAATTCCATACGGTCCACAATTTTCACTGCATCACCACCAAGCTTATCAATAGCAACGTAACCTTCTTGTCCTGTAGTCTGATAACCGTTCTTAGTCTTTAAAAAGGTTTGCGCGCTATTTAATCTATTAAGTATATTTATAATTTTTAATTTCGCTAGAATAATAGATTTTTGTAATTCAAACATCATTTGTAAACTCATTTTATTTTGAGGTGAAAAGAATTTTAAGAATTCATCAAGCTTTTTTTGTTGTCCTGCTTTGCCTTTTTCTGTCTTTCTTTTGTCTATCTCTTTCTGAAACTTTTGCTGTATGTATCTTATTAGTTTTTCAACGTGGGTCTTGGTATTACCAATGACTTCGCCTTTTCGTACAAAAGTATTATTAAATGTTTCAATAGTTTCAGCAATCTTTCTGTTACCTTCGAGAGCACGTAAGGTATTACCAGAAATTTTATTAAAAATCCTGCCACAGTTACTAAGATGCGCATTGACTTCCTCCGTATCTTTTTTACTCATGGTAAACTGAGTCATGTCTCTTAACATAGCGTCTTGTGACCATACATCCTTAGATCTAAACTTTGAAGTATCAACTCCGTAAGAAGCTTTCATATTTTCAAAATCAGTACCTTTGTAAGTCGTATGCCATACAATACCAATCTTAGCGGCCTTTGCTTTCTTTGCAGCTTCAGTGCCAGTTGGTATAGCATAAACAATTGTATTAGGGTGAAACGTAAGATAAGGTTTACCTTTTATTTTTTTTGTTTTAAGATCACTTGGTCCAAATAAGAAGTCACCTTGTATCACGCCTTTGATACCAATGTTTGGTAAATACTTTAATGCTGCTTTTAATTTTAGATTGAGATCACCGCTAGTATCAGCATCAATGTCAGAATCAGTCTTGTATACTTTTGGAGATTTGTTGAATATCCCTTTTTTAGCAACAAAAAATTTACCATCACGAGGATCGTTACCGCAAAAAATAGCTGGAGCTCCGTCCCATTTAACGCTGACGTTTCCATCTTTAACTCCTCCTACCATGTCTCGTAAAGATCTTAAAGCAAGTATCGCTTGTCTTGTGCCATTGACGCCACCATAAAGAACTTTGTCTTCAATATGCGTCATATGAGTATTTTTTTGTTCTGATATAAATTCTATAAAATTAATCATTAAATTTTAACCGCTGGTTTTATTGAGCTTTGTGTTATTGTATCTATAATAACGTCTCTTGCGTTTACTGGACCAACATGCAGTATCTCACCGTATGTAGCATCTTTCTTTGCGTTATTAATAAAAATAACTGTATGTTTAGAAAAGTATCTTGATGCGATTTGTTTAAACTCATTTTCAAGTCTTTTATAAATTGCTGGTTCTTTTTCTTTTAAAACTTTAAGTTTCTTACGACCAAATTCTAAACCTCCACCAGCGCCACCTGACTTTATTCCAATCTTTCCAAATTCTGTTGCAAACTTATTTGCCAGTTTTGATGTATCTTCTGCTCCGCCCATAAAGAAACCAGAAACATAACCTTTAGGTATCTCACCTTTATCACTTTTAGACACGCTTATACTTTTTAATTCAGCACCGTTGTTACCTAAACTAACGTCTATACCTTTTGACGCACCACCACCGATTGATGCTTCATCATACATAAAGTAAAACATAAACTCACCAGGTCCAATGCCAGACATTGGATAGTGAACTAAACTTTCTGCATTTTTTGCATCTTCTTTTTTTAACTTGGCAAGAAGTTTGTTATGTGCATCTTTTGAAAACTTTGTACCCTTAATAGTATCTTTTAAATCAAAGTTTGGAAACCAAGTTGATCGTACGACAAACTGTATTTCTTTTTTATATTTAGTTGTTTTAAGATCCTGCGATTTAAGAGTAAAGGCTTTTAGTCTTAAAGCATTTTTTACAAAGTCACCGTCCAGATCTTTGAGTTCCATATCTTCTAATATGGTATAAAATTTTTTAAATCTCACAGTCTGCCTCCACTTCTAATTTTTATTAATGGCTTTAAATTCTTTCCTGAGTAGTTGTATATTGTAACATCTTCTTCTCTGATATTGTCAGCGTAATATATTATCTCACCCATTCTATTTCCTGTATCTTTTGAACCTACAAAAATAAATGGAAACTTTCCAAAATAATTTTTTACGGTTAACGCTTGAAATTCTTTTTCTATTTTAGTAAACTCACCAAGTCCATCTCCACTTTTTAGTTTATCGATAGTTCCTTTATTAACGCTTTCAGGTGTATTAATTCCTAATTTATCTTTTTGTAAATTAACTAATTTTGTTATAATTGTATTTGACGTTATTGTTTCGTTATTTTTTTGTACAGCTTTTTTAGATATTTTTTTCTGTTTATCTTGTTCTACTTTATCTACGCCTGTACCTATTCTAAATCCTTCGACAAAATTTTTATCATAAAATTTTACAGCCTTAACTTCATATTTTTTTGTGCCAATCCTAACATCCCCATCTTCAGTACCACCAGCTAAATGAACTTTATCATGCAAAAGATATATGAGCACCTCGCCAGGTCCAAAACTTTCAAATTTATTCTGAACTATTTCTTTATATTGATCTATAGGAAGAACGCTCTTTATCTCTCTCACTAAATTATTGTAAGCTTTTGCTTCTGATAATCCAAACTGATTTTGTTTTAAAGCTCTTTCAAATATGTTTTTACCGTTTAGTTTAATATATTTTCTCATATATAATTCTTGTATCTCAAACTTATATTTCAAACTATTTAATCCTTCAAAATCAGAACCTGTCAATTTAAGTACTCTACCGTATGGTAGTTTACTTTTTATCCATTCTAAACTGGCTGGTGTAAATCTGAACTTCGACATCTCTTTCCACTATAATATTATTATACACTATTTATAATGGTTTGTACACAAAAAAAGCGGCCGAAGCCGCATTAATTAAACAAAGAGTTATTTAAAATTTATTTAAGAATCTTGCTATGTGATGTACCCACGGTAGTAACATTACCGCCATGAATAAGTTTGCACCACTGTGTGCTAACGCTATTCGTAAAGTATCGCCTTTTGGCATGCCATCTGATACAAAGAAACCTGCGAGCCATATCGTACCAGTAGTTCCTATGTTTGCTCCAAGAACTGCTGCTATGGCTGCTGGTAAAGGGAGAGCACCACTCGCAACGAGAGCTATGATTGCAGTGGTAGATAACGATGAAGATTGCCAAAGCAGTGTCATAACAATTCCGCCTATGAACATATAAATCGGATTACCTAGAAAGAAGTTTAAGTGTTCTAAGTTTCCCATGGATTTCATTCCACCTGAAAACATTTTAAGACCTATATAAAAAACTACAAGTCCGACAAGAGCAGTCATTACGGGGTT